ATATCTGTAGGGTCTAATATGGAGGAAAAACAAGTTAACCAGATTGATTTAATACAAGCAGATATTAAGTACCAGGCATATGTAGAGAGTTATTCCAATGCTTTAGATATGTGCCTACAGGGAATTATTAGCCCTAGTACGTTAGGTATTGATTTAAAGAAAACAGATAATGCTACTGCTCAAAGAGAGAAGGAGAAAACAACTTTATATACTAGAGGTAAGCTTGTTGATGTTCTTACAGAGACTATACCAGAGCTTATCAACTTAGTTTTAAAAACAAATGATGTGCTAAGTAAGAAATCTCCTAAGGACTATGATGTAACTATAAGTTTTGGTGAGTATGCATCACCTTCTTTTGATACTGTAGTTGAGACTGTAGGTAAAGCTAAGAGTTATGGCATTATGAGTATAGAAAAAGTAGTAAATGAGTTATATGGTGATACCATGACAGATGATGAGAAGAAGGAAGAAGTCCAAAGGATTAAAGAGCAGAATGGATATATAGAAGCTGAGGAACCTAAAGTACCTGATGATGAAGAAATAGATCCAGGAGCTGATGCAGATGGCGAAGAAGAATAAACCTTCTAAGTTAGGAGATATACTTAAGAATTTAAATAAGCAAACAATTAAGGATGCAGCAGAAAAAGAAAGACAGAAGTCTTATGATATTAGAGAGATATTTCAGCAAATGGAGATTGATTTAATTTCTAGTATGCATAGGGCTTTTTATTTTCACAAGAGAGAAGAAGCTAAAGAAGGGTTTTCATGGGAACAATGGCAACTAAGTAAATTAAGGGCTATTGAAGAATATAGGAAAAGGAATAGAAGTATTGTAGATTCATATAGTAAGCCTATACAAAAAACAATAGATGAACAACTCAAGGGTAGCTTTAGAAAAGGTGAGAATAGATTTGTTAGCTTTAGCAGGCGACTATTAGAGCGTGTGAAGAAATTCTTTGGTCTTAAAGAAGATATAAAGTTAGATGCAGAGCTAGGATTACCAAATGATATAGCACAACGTCGAATGACTGTTAGCTATATAGATAAAGTACTAGGGAGAGAAAGAAAGCCGCCTGCAGATAATGATTTTTTTGGAGTTAATGAGAAGAAACTTGAGGCACTTCAAAAGGTAGTAGAACAGGACCTACAGAAAGCTCAATACTCAGTACTTAGAAAGATGGATGATGTGTATAGGCAAACAATATATAAAAGTCAAGTCTATATGCAGGGTGGTATCAAAACTTTAGATAATGCTATTGATATGGCTACTAAGGACTTCTTAGACAAAGGAATTAATAGTATTACTTATAAAGATGGCAAGAAAGTAAACATAGCTTCATACGCAGAGATGTGTTTAAGGACTGCATCTCAAAGAGCTACATTTTTAGGTGAAGCTAAAAAGAGAGATGAATGGGGAATATATTTAATAGTAGTAAGTGCTCATGCTAATACATGTAAGATGTGTATGCCATGGCAAGGGAAAGTACTAATTGATGATGTATTTAGTCATCCAAGCAAAGAATTTATAGAAACAAATGAACAGTATGCATTACTAAGTGAAGCTGTAAAAGCAGGATTGCTTCATCCTAACTGTAGGCATAGTTTAATAACTTATTTTCCTGGTGTAACTCAAATTCCTGCAATTCCTGATGGAGAGAAAGCCGTAGAGTTATATGAAATTGAACAAGAGCAAAGGAGTTTAGAAAGGCAACTTAGAAAGTGGAAAAGGGTTGAAGCTGGCTCAGTTTATGCAATGAATGTTAATGATGCAACTAAGAAAATTAAATTATTGGAAGGAAGTTTGAAAGATCTTCTAGATAAAAATAAGCAACTAAGGAGAGCACCTGAAAGAGAAAATAATAAGGTGCCAGTAAATACTATAGAGAACAATGGATTATTAAATGGTAATAAACAATTAAGCATCTCAGATGAAACTGTTAAGCATGCTAATGAAGGTGACTTTACTAATCCTAAAAATCCGAAAAAAATAAGACCAGGAGAAATAAAATTAAAGGGTGGCGGTCATGGAGAAAATGGAATTAAGCTTTTAAAGGAGAAGGGAATAGAGTATAATATTGTTAAAGAATATGGTAATGGTGTAAGAGTTGGAAATATTCCTAAACATAAGCAAAAAGTAAAACAAACAGGAACAAGTCAAGCATGGTTCCCTAGTAATTGGAGTAGTAAAGATATATCAAACGCAGCACAGTACGTTGCAAACTTACAAGTTAACTCTAATTATATTATTGAGAAAAAATATATAGATGGGCAAGTGTCAGCTATATTTAAGTTTGCTAATTATAAAGGAGTTACAGTTGGCGTATGCTATGAAGTAAATAAAGGCGAAATAACAACAATATTCCCAGATGAAAATCAAAGGATGTTAGGAGGTAATAATATTGATTGATAAAAATAAAATATTTAGTAATCTAGAGTATATAGAATCTATGAATCAACATGGGGCTTCTCCTAATCTTGATGAATATTGGGATGAGATTGTTGCTATGCTAAGTGAAAATATTGAGGAAACAAGAAAGTTTCTAAATAATGAATGTAACGAATATCAAATTGAGTATATGGCTGGATACTATGAGGACATAGCATATAATTTTCAAAGTCATGAATTTATTAATATTCTTGAGAGACTTCAAAATAAATATCCAAACATTGATATAAAACAAGATATACAATGGGCAAAAGATGCAATGAACTAAAAGCACTTACTAATATTAAATAGTAGGTGCTTTTATTATATTTTAAATTAAGTCTTAGAAATAAGGCTTTTTCTTTTGTCCAAAACGTGCTTAAGACGATATAAACTGCGCATGGAATTAACAGCCGACAGGCTATAAACGGAGGTATGTTTATGTATTTAATGAATCTAAGAAGAAACCTATTAAAAAGAAAAATGCGTGAAGCAGACAATGGTGGTTCTGGTGGAAATGGAGGTGGAGAAGAAGAAACAAAAGAAGGTGATGAAGACAAAACTGAGGAAGAAGTAAAGACTTTTACACAGGATGAAGTTGACAAGCTTATTAAAGATAGAGTTGCGAGAGAAAAGAAAGGTCAACTATCTAAAGAAGAATTGCAGGCTTATCAAACTTGGAAAGATAGTCAAAAAACAGATGATGAAAAGAAGGATGAAGCGGTAACTAATGCAGATAAAGCAAGAATTGCAGCAGAAGAAAGGGCAACAGCTCTTGAAGCAAAAGTCACTTGTTTATCAAAAGGTGTTAAGGCTGACTTTACAGATGATGTTGTTATTTTAGCTAAAGCTATGGTTTCAGATGAAGTTACTATGGAACAAGCTATAGAAAATGTATTAAAGAAATATCCTCACTTTACTGGATCAAGTGAAGGTGAAGAAGAAACCAATGGATTTAAAAAAGTTGGTGGAGGAAAAGGAAAAGAAAAAACAAACATGGATGAGGCTTTAAAAGCTGCATTTGGATTAAATAATTAAGGAGATGATTTAATATGCCAGTATATGATTATGCTGAAAATTTTACAAACTTACTACAACAAAAATATGCAAAGGAATTATGTTCAGATGATTTAACTAAAAGTAATTTAGGGGTGCAATTTATTAACGCTCAAACGATCAAGCTACCTAGAATGGCTTTAAGTGGATATAAAGATCATACAAGAACACCAGGATTTAACTCTGGAACAATGTCGAATGATTGGGAACCAAAGAAATTGTCTCACGATAGAGATATAGAATTTTTCATAGATCCTATGGACATTGATGAAACAAACTTAACATTATCTGTGGCTAATATACAGAATACTTTTGAAACAGAGCAGGCTATTCCAGAAAAAGATAGTTATAGATATTCCAAGCTTCACTCTGAGTTAGTTACTTTTAGTGGTGTTATTGATAATACAGTACTTGATGCTGCTAACTTTCTTGAAATGTTTGATGAGAGAATGGCTAAAATGGATGAGGATGGAGTTCCATCAGAGGGAAGGATATTATATGTAACTCCAACTACTTATAAAATAGTTAAAGTTGCGGAGGGGATGCAAAGAACTATAATGATAACTACCCCTAATAGTATTAATAGAAATATATATAGCTTGGATGATGTAAAAATTAAAAGTGTACCATCATCAAGAATGAAAACTCAGTACGACTTTACAGAGGGCTGTGTTGCAGCTCCTACAGCAAAACAGATAAATTTCATATTAGTTCATCCATCATGTGTTGTTTGTAGAGATAAGTATTCTTACATTAAGCTATTTACTCCAGGAACAGATTCAAGAACTGCTGATGGATATTTATATCAAAATCGTAACTATGGTGATTTATTCTTGTTAGAAAAGAAAGTTGCTGGTGTTGCAATGAATGTACAGTCATAGGAGGTAAAATATGAAAGCTAGTAAAGGGAATAAAGTGTACTCTATTGATGAATCTCAAAAGAAAGCTTATATAGCTCAAGGATTCGATATAATAGATGATAAAGGTAATATACTTTCATACGGAGCTGGTAAAACAGTATCCTATGATAAATTTAAGGAACTAGAAGATAAAAATGCAGAATTAGAAGAGGAAAATAATGAGTTGAAGACTGCATGTGAGAAGCTTGAGAAAGAAAATAAGAAATTAAAAGAAGATTTGAAAAAGGGTGAGAAGGGTGCTTAATAGGTATCCTTCTTTAATTTTAAGGATGTGATTTAATGTATGTAGATGAAGTATATTACGCTGATTTTAGTGGACAGATAGAAGAAAAGCTTAATAGTAAACTGGAGAGAGCA